ATGAGAGAAAAAATGAAGTGTCCATGCTGTAATAAAAGAGCGTTGGATATATTAAGAGCACTAGGAAATGTGGTTATAGAAATGAAATGTCCACATTGTAGAAATATAGTAGAAATAAAATATAATAAATAACTACCGAGCAACGAAACCAAATAAGAGTTATCAAATGGCCGGAGTAAAGCTAAAAAATAATAGCTTACTCTAGGTCATTTTTTATTTTAAAAAAGTTTTTAAAGTGTAAGTTAGTCTGCCGGTTTAACTTTTAATATTAACTTACAGAGCAAGAGAAAGGGGGTGAGAGTGATGGAAATGTTAGCAGATTGGATAACTCCAACTGAAAGAAGAATGGCAATTTTAAAAGTTCTTTGTAAAAGAAGAAGTGAAAAAATTAAAAATTTAGCTAATGAGTGTGGAGTATCTGAACGTACTATAAGAACTGATATTGAACATCTATCACTCTCATACCCAATAGAAACTATTCGTGGGAGACATGGTGGCGGAATTAGAATTGTTGGTGACTTTGATTTAGATAAGAGATATCTTAATCAACAACAAAAGAGCCTACTTGAAAAGTTAAAAGGTGAACTTTCAGGCCAAGACATACTGATTATGAATAGTATATTACAAGATTTTGCTCTAAGTACCAATTAAGGAAAGGAGGAGAAAGAGTGGATGAGTTAAATTCTAAAACAATAACTATCAATATGATAAGTAATATTTTAGATGAAAAAAGCAGAGAAGGAAAAGCACATAAGATAAAAAATCTGTTGAATAAGTATAATGCTGGAAAGCTGATTGAACTGGATGAGAAAGATTATTTTGATTTTATTCAAGAAGCAAAAAAACTATAAAAATTTAAGAGGAGTGAATACTATGGATATTAACGTGAAAATAACAGTGGAATCGCCACATATTATGGCTGCAATATTAGCTTTAGCAGAAGCATTACCTAAGGTGAATTTAGGAGCAAGTCTTTCTTCTGTTATAGAAGAGAATGTTGAAGTAAAAGAAATTGAGCCTAAGGTAGAGGAAGCTATTAAAGAAAAAGAAGTTAATGAAAATAAAGAAGAAGCAGCTGAAAAAACTATAACACTTGAAGAAGTTAGAAAAGTATTAGCTACAAAATCTAAGAATGGAAAGCAGGCAGAAGTTAAGGAGCTTATTAAAAAATATGGAGTTAATAAGCTAACTGATATTCATCCATGGAATTATAAAGAGATTCTTGAATTAGCGGAGGTTTTATAATGGCCAAGCATGCATTATTATCTGCTTCAGCTTCACATAAGTGGTTGCATTGTCCACCATCTGCAAGGCTTGAAGAGCATGAAGAAAATACAAGTAGTGTATTTGCAGCAGAAGGTACAGCAGCTCATGAGTTATCAGAATACAAATTAAGAGATTATATTGGTACTAAAACTGAAAGACCAGTTAGTGAATTTGATAGTGAAGAGTTAGAGCAATATACAGATGTTTATGTGAACTTTGCAACTGAACTTATTGATGAAGTTAGGATAAGCTGTAAAGATCCAGTGATATTAATAGAGCAAAGGCTAGATTACTCATGCTATGTGACAGAGGGATTTGGTACAGGAGACCTTTTAATAGTTGCAGATGAAAATTTGGATATAATGGACCTTAAGTATGGAAGAGGTGTTGCAGTTTCAGCAGAAGATAATCCACAAATGAAGCTTTATGCTATAGGTGCTCTAAACTTATTTGATAGTCTTTATGACATCAAAAAAGTAAGAATGACTATTGTACAACCTAGACTTGAAAGTATATCTACCTATGAGATGTTAACAGAAGATTTATTAAGTTGGGCAGAGAATGAATTGAAACCAAGGGCTGATTTAGCTTTTAAAGGTGAAGGTGAGTTTCTTTCAGGGGAACATTGTAGATTCTGTAGAGTTAGACATAACTGTAGAGCAAGAGCAGAAGAATTTTTAGATGCAGCTAAGTATGAATTTAAGAAGCCGGATTTATTAACTGATGAAGAAATAGCAGATGTGTTATTTATATCTGATAGATTATCAACATGGGCTAATGATATTCATAATTTTGCGTTACATCTAGCAATTAATGAAGGAAAACAATGGCCAGGATTTAAGTTAGTTCAGGGTAGAGCTAATCGTAAATATAAGGATGAAAAGACTGTTATAAAAGTTTGTGAAGATAACGGAATAACAGATATTTATTCTAAATCACTTTTAGGAATAACAGCTATGGAAAAGTTAATAGGCAAAAAGAAGTTTAATGAAATTCTAGGAACATTAATAGAAAGACCAGAAGGTAAGCCAACATTAGTTCCTAGTTCAGATAAAAGAAAAGAAATAAAAATAAATAACACAGCAGCTGCTGATTTTAAGGAGGAAATATAAATGGAAAACAATACAAAGGTTATAACGGGTAAGGCAAGATTCTCATATGCAAATGTGTGGGAGCCAAAATCAATCAATGGTGGAGATGAAAAGTATTCAGTTTCATTAATAATACCAAAGGCAGATACAAAGACAGTTAATGAAGTTAAAGCTGCTATAGAAGCTGCAAAGCAAGAAGGTAAAGCTAAGTTTGGTGGAAGAGTGCCGTCTAACTTAAAAACTCCATTAAGGGATGGAGATATCGATAGACCTGATGACGAAGCTTATAAGAACAGCTATTTTATTAACGCAAACAGTAAGGACAAGCCTCAAATAGTAGATAAAAATGTTAAGCCTATATTAGACCAGAGTGAAGTTTATAGTGGGTGCTATGGAAGAGCAAGTATAACTTTTTATGCATTCAATTCAAATGGTAATAAAGGAATTGCTTGTGGACTTGGTAATCTACAAAAGTTAGCTGATGGAGAGTCATTAAGTGGACGTACTAAAGCAGAAAATGAGTTTTCAACTTTTGAAGACGAAGACTTCTTAAGCTAAAGAGGTATAGTGTATGCAGAAAACATTAGCTATAGATATAGAAACTTATAGTGATATAGATTTAATCAGAAGTGGTGTTTATGCATACACCACTTCACCTAAATTTGAAATATTATTATTTGCTTACTCTTTTAATAACGATGAAGTAAAGGTTATAGATTTAGCATCAGGAGAAACTTTACCTAATGAAATTATTGTAGCGCTGGAAGATGAAAATATTATTAAAACAGCATTTAATGCAAATTTTGAAAGAGTATGTTTATCAAAATTTCTTAATAAAAGATTATCAGCGAAGTCATGGAGATGCACAGCAGTGCAAGCTGCAAGTTTAGGATTACCTTTATCTTTAGATGGAGTTGCACAAGTTTTAGGATTGCAAAAGCAAAAAATGAAGGAAGGTAAAGATTTAATTAGGTATTTTTCAATGCCTTGTAAACCTACAAAGTCTAATGGAGAAAGAACTAGAAATTATCCACATCATTCAATTGAACGCTGGTGTACGTATAAACGGTACTGTGCACAAGATGTAGAAGTTGAAAAAGCAATACGTAAAAAGCTTGATAGGTATCCAATCATAAATAGTGAGCAAGAGATTTATGTGTTGGATCAAGAAATCAATGATAGAGGTGTTCTTATAGATACACAGTTAGTTAAAAAAGCTATAGAGTGTGACAATCTCCATAAAGAAGATACTTATGCAGAAGCTAAAAAGTTAACAGGACTTGAAAATCCTAATTCAGTATTGCAGCTTAAGCAGTGGCTTTTAGAAAATGGAGTAGAAGTAGAATCTTTATCTAAAAAGTCAGTAGCAGATTTAGCTAAAGATTCAGAGGAAGATGTGCAAAGATTACTTAATTTAAGAGCTCAACTTTCAAAGACTTCTGTTAAAAAGTATGAGGCTATAGAACGAGCATTATGTCCAGATAAAAGAGTACGAGGATTACTTCAATTTTATGGTGCTAATAGAACAGGGCGTTGGGCTGGTAGATTAGTTCAGGTTCAGAACTTACCTCAAAATCATTTGAAGGATTTAACTTTAGTACGTGATTTAGTTAAAGATGGAGAGTTTGAGACTTTAGAAATATTATTTGATAATGTACCACAGGTTTTATCAGAGCTTATCAGAACAGCTTTTATACCAAAGGAAAACAATAGGTTTATAGTGGCAGATTTTAGTGCTATTGAAGCTAGAGTTATAGCTTGGCTTGCAGGTGAAAAGTGGAGGCTTGATGTGTTTAATTCTCATGGAAAGATATATGAAGCCAGTGCTAGTCAGATGTTTGGAGTACCTATTGAGGAGATAACAAAGACTTCACCTTTAAGGCAGAAGGGGAAGATTTCAGAGCTGGCACTTGGTTATGGTGGTTCTGTTGGAGCACTTACAGCTATGGGAGCCTTAGATATGGGAGTTAAAGAAGATGAGCTTCAAGGATTAGTTGCTGCATGGAGACAGGCCAATCCTAATATTACAAAGTTATGGTGGGATATAGACAAAGCTGCAATTAAAGTTGTAAAGGAAAAAGGCTGTGAAGTAGTAGGTAAAATTGAAATCTTCTATGAAAGAGGAATAATGTTTATTACTTTACCTTCAGGAAGAAATTTATCTTATATAAAACCAAGACTAGAAACTAACAAGTTTGGTAGAGAAGGAATTACCTATGAAGGCATAGGTGCAACTAAGAAGTGGGAGCTTATAGAAACTTATGGTCCTAAGTTAGTAGAGAATATAGTTCAAGCAATTGCAAGAGATTTATTAGCAGAAGCTATGATTAATGTAGATAAAAAAGGGTATGAAATAGTTATGCATGTGCATGATGAAATTATAGTAGAAACACCAATAGGTGAAGGTTCACTAAAGGAAGTTTGTGATGTTATGGCTATAGCTCCAGAATGGGCAAAGGGGTTACCACTTAGAGCTGATGGATTTGAATGTGAATATTATAGAAAGGATTGATGAGAGGTGCAGGTATTTATAAAAGAACTAGGTAAGTACAGAGGTTACTTACCTAGACAGATAATAAAGACATTAAGAGGTCAAGCCTTGTCAGGAGATTTAGTTGGAGCAAAAAAGGGATTGGAGAAAATTAAATTAAGATTAGAGAGAGGTGATAGTAGATATGAAAATTGCAGTAGCTAATTCAAGAAAAGATACAGTGTGGAAGAACATAGATATTACCTGGGACAATTTTTTAGTTATGGCAAGTAGTACAAAGGTAACTACTGAAACTATGGATGAGTTTAGGAAGCTGCCTAAAAATAAACAGGATGAAGTCAAAGATATAGGTGGATTTGTAGCAGGAGAGTTAAGAGATGGAAAACGTAAAAGTGGATTTGTAGAATACAGGTCCATGCTTACTTTAGATTTAGATTATGCAAGTTCTAGCTTATGGGACGAAATAACTATGTTTTATGGATTTAGATGTTGTATATATTCTACTCATAAACACACTTCAGAAAAACCACGACTTAGATTAATCATACCTTTAGCTAGAAATGTAAGTTCAGATGAGTATACAGCAGTTTCTAGGTTAATAGCTTCAGATATTGGAATAGATCAATTTGATGATACTACCTATGAAGCAACACGACTTATGTATTGGCCATCAACTTCTTATGATGGAGAGTTTGTTTTTGAAGACCAAGATGGAGAGTTGTTAGACCCAGACAAGGTGCTATCAAGATATAAAGATTGGAGAGATAGTAGTGAATGGCCAGTATCTTCAAGGCAACATAAGGTCATAAAGAATAATATCTCAAAGCAAGCAGATCCTTTGGAAAAGGAAGGGATGATAGGTGCTTTTTGTAGGACATATACTATTGAAGCAGCTATTGATAAATTTTTAAGTGATACTTATAAGCCAAGTTTAATAGAAGGTAGGTATGATTATATTCCAGCAGATTCATCAGCAGGTGTAGTTGTTTATGATAATAAATTTTCTTTTTCACATCATGCCAGTGATAAAGCTTGTAATAAGTTATGCAATGCTTTTGACTTAGTTAGAATTCATAAGTTTAGCGATTTAGATGGCGAGTGTGAAGAAGGAACTACACCAACTAAACTTCCATCCTTTAAGGCTATGCAGGAGTTTTGGATGAAGGATGAAGAGGTTAAAAAGCAATTAATAAATGAAAAAATGGAAAAGGCAAAGTCAGAGTTTGATGTAGTAGAAGATGGGCAATGGCAACAAAAACTTACTGTAGACAAGAATGGAAATATAAAACCAGAGCTACAGAACCTAGTACTTATTATGAAAAATGATGAGATGTTAAAGGGTATAGCTTACAACCAGCATAGAGATGGGATTGATGTGAAAGAAGAGTTACCTTGGAAGCAAATTAAAGTAGGTTGGAATGATTCTGATATGGCAGCTTTAAAAGTATATTTTGATAGAAGTTATGGTATATGGTCACCTGCTAAATTAAAGGAAGCATTAATATCAGTTGCAGCTGAAAGAGCATATCATCCTGTAAAAGAATATCTAAATAATTTAGAAGAGTGGGATGGGATTAAAAGAGTAGATATGCTTTTAATAGAGTATTTAGGAGCAGATGATAATGAATACTCTAAAGCTGTTATTAGAAAAACTTTAGTGGCAGCTGTAGCTAGAATTTATGAGCCAGGTACTAAGTTTGATAGTGTATTAATTTTAAATGGACCACAAGGTATAGGGAAAAGTACTTTCTTTTCAAGGTTAGGTAAAGGGTGGTTTTCTGATAGTTTAACTTTAGGTGATATGCGTGATAAGGCAGCAGCAGAAAAGCTACAGGGTTATTGGCTTTTAGAGCTTGGAGAGCTTGCAGGTATAAAGAAAACTGATGTTGAAACAGTTAAATCTTTTGTTTCAAGAACAGATGATAAATATAGGGCAAGCTATGGAGTTAATGTGGAAAGTCATCCAAGGCAGTGTGTTATTGTAGGGACAACAAATAGTGAAACAGGATTCTTAAGAGATATCACAGGAAATAGAAGGTTCTGGCCCGTTAGAGTAAGTGGAGACAGTTCAAAGAAAGCATGGGATTTAACAGAGGTAGATCAAGTATGGGCAGAAGTATTATTTATATATAAGCAAGGCGAGGATTTATTCTTAAAAGGAGATGAAGCTCAAATTGCTATAGCACAGCAGGCAGATGCTATGGAAAGTGATGATAGAGAAGGATTAGTTAGAGAATATCTTGAAAAGTTATTACCAGATAATTGGGATACTATGAGTCTTTATGAAAGAAGAAATTTCTTAAGTGCTAATGACTTTGGTGCAGCTTTAGTAGGTACTAAAAAGAGAGAACTTGTTTGTAGTATGGAAATTTGGTGTGAATGTTTTGGTAAAGATTCTGCAAGTTTAAAGAAAGCAGATTCTTATGAAATAACATCAATAATGTCTAGATTAGAAAATTGGAAACCATACAACGGGACTAAAAGTGGCACTACAAGATTTCCTATTTATAATAAGCAAAGAGCTTTTATGAGAGTTGAAAATGGAAAATAAGAAATATTGTGTTCCAAAATTAAAAGGAACAGTGGGTATATGCGTTAGCTTGTACTAAGGTAGTGTTTCAGTAAAGAAGTTAGTATTTTAAAGGGTTAAGCAAGGGTATAGGAACAGTGGAACAAGAAAATCTCCTATGAGATAAATAATATATATATAAGTAATAATAGTACATGTTACGTATATATACACGCGTAAGGGTTTTTTAGACCATTGTTCCCTTAATTGTTCCACCTAATATGAAAGGGGTATTTATGAGAGAAAGGGAAGTTGAAAAAGCTTTAACTAAGGAAGTTAAGAAACGTGGAGGGATAGCATTTAAGTTTGTATCACCAGGAATGGCAGGTGTGCCAGATAGGCTAGTTTTAATGAAAGATGGAAAACTTGCTTTTGTAGAACTTAAAGCACCAGGAAAAGAAATGAGACCTTTTCAAATATTGAGAAAAAGACAATTAGAATCATTAGGATTTTTAGTTTATTGCATAGATAGTAAAGAAAAGATTGGAGGTGTACTTGATGAAATATGTACCTCATGAATATCAAAAGTATGCACAGGATTTTATTATAAATAATTCAGCATGTGCCTTACTTTTAGATATGGGACTTGGAAAAACAGTAATAACTTTAACAAGTTTATGGAGTTTGTTATTTGATTATTTTGAAATAAGTAAAGTATTAGTTATAGCTCCATTAAGAGTAGCTCAAGATACTTGGAGTAAAGAGTGTGAAAAATGGGATCATCTTAAAGGTCTTAAAATTTCAAAAGTTTTAGGTTCAGAAAAAGAAAGAAGAATGGCTCTATTTGATAAAGCTGATATCTACATAATAAATCGTGAAAATGTAGAATGGCTTTGTAATAATTATGACTTTGATTTTGACATGATAGTCATTGATGAACTTTCAAGTTTTAAATCCTCTTCTTCAAAAAGGTTTAAAGCTCTTAGAAAAATTAGACCAAAGGTAAAAAGAATAGTTGGGCTTACAGGAACTCCAGCACCAAATACTTTAATGGATTTATGGAGTCAAATAAACTTAATTGATATGGGGCAAAGGTTAGGAAGATTTATTAGTAATTATAGAAATGACTTTTTTATTCCTGATAAAAGAAATGCTCAAGTAATATTTAGTTATAAACCTAGAGAAGGTGCTGAAGAAGAAATTTATAAAAGAATAGCTGATATTTGTGTCAGTATGAAGGCTTGTGATTATTTAGATATGCCAGAAAGAATAGATAATGTAGTTCATGTGAAAATGTCAGAAGAGGAAAAGAAACTTTATAAAAGATTAGAAAAAGATATGATTTTACCGTTAGCTGATGGAGACATAGATGCAGTTAATGCAGCAGCACTATCTAATAAATTACTTCAAATGGCAAATGGAGCAGTTTATGATGAGCTGAAGGAAACAAAGATAATTCATAATAAAAAGTTAGAAGGTTTAGAAGATTTAATTGAGGCAGCTAATGGAAAACCAGTATTAGTATTTTATGCTTATAAACATGATAAAGAAAGAATATCTAAAAAATTTAAGGTTACAGAAATTTCAACTAGTAAAGATATATCAAAATGGAATGAAGGTAAAAATTCAAATAGCGATAGCACATCCAGCAGCAAAAGGACATGGGTTAAATCTTCAAGCTGGAGGTTCAACAATTATATGGTTTGGACTAACTTGGAGTTTAGAGCTTTACCAACAAGCTAATGCAAGACTATGGAGACAGGGACAGAAAGATACAGTAGTTATTCATCACATTGTTTCTAAAGGAACTATAGATGAAGAAGTAATGAAAGCTCTTCAAAGAAAACAATGTGGACAAGAAAATTTAATTAATGCTGTTAAAGCAAGAATCGGGGGTATAAAAGATGGAGATTTATAGAGATAGTATTATAATGGTGGACTTTGGCCAAAACCAAGGATGTGTTCAAAGTGGAAGAAGGCCAGCAGTGGTTATTCAAAATGATGTAGGTAATAAGTTTTCTACCACAACAATAGTAGTTCCTATAACAGGAAAACATAAAAAGGAACTTCCTACACATCATGAATTATATAAAAAAGATTATAGTTGCTTAAAATATGATAGCACAATATTAGCAGAGCAGGTTTTAACAATATGTAAGGGGCAAATATTAAATGTTATAGGTCAGCTTAAAGAAGAAGACAGTACAAAACTTAATGAAATACTTTCTGTAAGTATTAATTTAAATAAAAAAGTATGCTAAATTAAGGAGGTATAGAAGGTATGGAATTAAGAGATATATGTGTAAATAAAGTTAGAAAGAATAAATGCAAAAGATTAGTAGTTGATATTTGTTTAGGTGATGAATGTCCTTTTAAACAAACAAGTAAACAACAAGAAGAAGCTCAAAGAAGTGTATTTAAAAGATTAAGTAGTTTAGATGGACAATTACAACTTTATATATCAGATAAATATTATAATGGTTCAATGCCTTGGCAAAAAGGAGGTAGAAGGATATGACAACTAAAGAGTACTTAGCTCAAGCTTATAGAATAGATCAAAGAATAAATAGTAAGCTTGAACAAATAGTGTCTTTAAGAGAATTAGCAACTAAAGCAACATCTACATTAAGTGATACACCTCCAAGTGGAAGTCGTAATGTTCATTCTATGGAAGGAATAATAGTAAAGATGATGGAATTAGAGAATGAAATTAATGCTGATATAGATGTACTTGTAGATTTGAAGAAAGAAATAATGTCTATAATAAAAAAGATTAATAATCCAGAACAGCAAACATTGTTGGAGTTGAGATACCTTTGTTTTAAAACTTGGGAGCAAATAGCTGTTGATATGGGATATAGTATTCAAAATGCATATAAGGTGCATGATAGAGCTTTAGAAAATATAATTGTTCAAAATGATAAAATTTTAATAAAAAAGTAAATTAATTATTGAGAAGATAAAATTCTTGTGATATAATTTAATCAATCGATCCCACCAAGCCTATGTGATATTTTTTTATATCACATGCGTAACATGGTGGGCCTTTTGTTTTAGGAGAAATTTATGGGAAAACCTTTTAAAAGTATAGAAGAACAAATAGAAATTTTGAAAGAGCGAGGTATGGTAATTAAAGATAATGACTATGCTTCTAGAGTTTTATCTCATGTTAATTATTACAGATTAAGTGGGTATACATTAACATTAAGGAGAGATAATGTTTTTTATAATAATGTAAAGTTAGAACAAGTAATGGAAATATATAATTTTGATGCAGAGTTAAGAGTTGCATTATTATATTTACTAGAATATATTGAGGTGGAGTTTAGAACTCATTTTGGATATTATCATTCAAAAGAATATGGGCCGTTAGGATATTTAGATAAAGAAAGCTTTGATGATGAGTGGAGATATGAAAAATTCATGAAAAACATAACTCAACTTATAGAAGAAAATGAAAAGAATGAAATATTCGTTAAACATCATAATGAAAAATATGATGGAGAGTTTCCATGTTGGGTAGTAGTAGAGTTAATGTCCTTTGGTTGTTTATCAAGAGGATTTAAAAATTTACATGCTGAAATTAAAGAAGAAATTTGTAAAGATCATTATGCATCTATACCATATAATTATATAGAAAACTGGTTGCAAGGTTTTGTTATACTTCGTAATATATGTGCTCATAGAGGAAGATTATATAACAGGTACATAACATTTGCACCTAAGCTGTCAAAAAAAGATAAGAATTTATTTAAAAATAATTCTTTAGATTTAAATAAAAATACAAAACAAGTATTTGCGTATATTTATATCATGAATAAATTAATAGATGATATTAATGTTAAAGAGAACTTTATTAATAGGTTAGAAACATTAATTAGTAAATACTCATTTGTTAATTTAAAGCATTATGGATTTCCAGAAACGTGGAGAGAAATTTTAAAATAAGTGTATTTAAAATTAAATTAAGAACATACTATATACTAATAGATCCTGCAAAGCCTATCAAAGAAGCGTAACAATGCAGGCCAGACCTTGGAGCAATCCAAGGTTAAAATTTATTAATAACTTAAAAAGTAGAGTAAAGTTGATAGAAGTAGAGTACAAACTTCTGATATTATTATAATAGAGAAAATAAATTAAGAGTCATTACAGCAAAAGTTGTAGTGGCTTTTTTCTTTAATGAGGTGATTTTAATGCCCAAGAAACCATTGAAACCGTGTAAATATTTGGGGTGTGCTAAGTTAACAGAAGATAATTATTGTGATGAACATAAAGATTTTAGGGTAAAAGAAAGAGCTACTGCTACTGAACGTGGTTATGATAGTAAGTGGAGAACTGCTAGGAATATATTCTTAAAAGTTAATCCTTTATGTGTTAGATGTAAAGAGGAAGGTAGATTAGTTAAAGCTACTGTAGTTGATCATATTAAACCTCATAGAGGAGATAAGAAGTTGTTCTGGGATGAAAGTAACTGGCAAGCTCTTTGTAAGAAGTGTCATGATAAGAAAACTATGACTGAAGATAGATACAAAGAGTATGAATATTAAAAGAGTAGAGTAAAGTTGATAGAAGTAGAGTATGAATTTCTGATATTATTATAATAGAGATAAAGAAATTGATTTAATGGTTGGGGTTAAGGTTGGGTAGGGGGATATCTAATCTTAAAAGAAGGACAAGCCAACGACCGCCGCCCCCTCTCACGTGAAATTTCGCATAATTACACAAGGGGGGTACTAAAAAATCGCAAAATATAAAGTTGTAATTAAGTAACTGTAAGGGATAGCAGTTACTTTTTTTATTGCAAAAAAGTTTAATGAAAGGAGCAATTAACATGACCACTGAGGAAAAGGAAAGAATAAAAGAATTAAGATTAAAAGGTATGGGATATAAGGCTATTGCTAGTATTACAGGATTATCAAGAGATTCTGTAAGAGGGTTCTGTAGAAGAAATGGTCTTATAGGTGTTTCAGCTGTAGTTGCTCTAAATTTAGAAGAAAAAATAAAGAAAAATGAACTTTGTATTTATTGTGAAAAACCTATTAAACAAAAACTGCAAGGTAGGGCCAGAAAGTTTTGTGCTGATGAATGTAGATATAAATGGTGGAATGAAAACTTAGATAAAAGAAATAAAAGTGAGGAAGCAATTTATAAATACACTTGTCCTTATTGTAATAAAAAGTTTACTGCCTATGGAAATAAGAAAAGAAAATACTGCAGCCATGATTGTTATATAAAAGATAGATTTTGGAGGGAAGAGGATGGAGTTTAAAAAGTTAAAAATAGATTCATTAGTACCAGCTGATTATAATCCAAGAAAAAAATTAAAACCTGGTGATGCTGAATTTGAAAAAATAAAAAATAGCATTAATGAGTTTGGATATGTGGACCCTGTTATAGTAAATAAAGATTTAACTGTAATTGGAGGGCATCAAAGAGTATCAGTTTTAAAAACATTAGGTTATGAGGAAATAGATTGTGTAGTTATTGAAGTCGATAAGACTAAAGAAAAGGCTTTAAATATAGCTCTTAATAAAATTACAGGTGAGTGGAATAAAGAATTACTTGCTGATTTAATTAAGGATTTACAAGACTTAGATTATGATACATCTTTTACAGGATTTGAACCACCAGAGATTGATGCATTATTTAATGAGTTACATCCTAAAGGTGTAAAGGAAGATAACTTTGATGAGGTTCCACCAGAAAATCCAGTAACACAAAGCGGAGATATTTGGTTACTAGGAAGACATAGATTAATTTGTGGAGATAGTACAAAGCTTGAAACTTATGAAAGGTTAATGGATGGGAAGAAAGCTAATCTAACGGTAACAGATCCTCCTTACAATGTTGCTTATGAGGGTACAGCAGGGAAGATTCAAAATGATGATATGGATGATAAAAAGTTTTATGAATTTTTGTTAGCTGCCTATAAAGGAATGTATGAAAGTCTTACAGATGGAGGTTCAATCTATGTGTTTCATGCTGATAAGGAAACTGTTAACTTTAGAACTGCCTTTAAAGATGCAGGTTTCTTTTGTCACCAAACTTGTATATGGGTAAAGAATTCACCGGTATTAGGGAGATGTGATTATCAATATAATCATGAGCCAGTACTTGTAGGGTGGAAGCCTACAGCAGGACATAAATTCTATGCAGATAGAAAGCAAAGAACTACTTGGAATTTTGATAGGCCCACAAAATCTAAATATCATCCAACAATGAAGCCAATAGCATTAGTAGCTTATCCAATTACTAATTCAAGTTTAATAAACTCTATTGTACTTGACCCATTCGGAGGAAGTGGTTCAACGCTTATTGCTTGTGAGCAAACAGATAGAATTTGCTACACTATTGAGCTTGATGAAAAGTATGCTGATGTTATTGTTAGTAGATATATTGAGCAAGTTGGTAATGATGAAGGTGTGTATCTATTAAGAAATGGTGAAAAGATTAAGTATAAAGATGTAGTTAAAACTGTAGAAGAGGCACTTTAAATAGTGTCTTTTCTGTTGTCATTAATGTATAAATAATGTCGTTAAAAACCTGTGTTTTTTCTTTAAATATAACTGGATAAGTACACCTGTCAGAGGTAATATGTACACTAGCAAAAGGGTATTGAATACCATTTAGGAGGTAAGCAAAAATGAAAAACCAAACAATAGGTGTAGAGATTGAAATGACAGGAATAACAAAGGCAGAAGCAGCAGCGGTTGCGGTAAACTTTTTAGGAGGAAGAATCACAAGGGAATATGATGGATATGATACTTACAACATAATAGCACCAGACCAAAGGGTTTGGAAGATAATGAATGATGCAAGCATAAAGACAATGAAAAATACAAAAGGAAAACTTAAGGCGGTAAACAACAAGGATTACAGTGTGGAGCTAGTAACACCGATTTTGAGATATGAGGACATTGAAACCTTACAAGAATTAATAAGAAGGTTAAGAAAAGCAGGAGCAGTTAGTGATAGCGAGCTACAATGTGGAATACACATACACATAGGAGCAAAAGACCATACACCAAATACTTTGAAGAACTTGGTAAACCTAATGGCTGCAAAAGAGGATTTGATTTACAAAAGCTTAGAAATAGATCCAGCAAGAGTAAGATGGTGCAAAAAAGTAAATGAAGATTTGATACAAGCCATAAATAAGAAAAAGCCGAAGACATTAGAACAACTTGCAGACCTTTGGTACAGCGGATATGGATTTGAAAGCAGAGACAGGCATTACCACACAAGCAGATATCATGGATTAAACTTACATAGTACTTTTACAAAAGGAACTATTGAATTTAGACTTTTCAACGGAACATTACATGCAGGAAAAATAAGAAGCTACATTGTTTTATGCCTAGCAATAAGCCACCAAGCATTAACACAAAAGAGTGCAAGCGCAAGAAGAACGCATACAGATAATGAAAAGTACACCTTCAGATGTTGGCTTTTAAGACTAGGGCTTATCGGTGAAGAGTTCAAGAATTGCAGAATGCACCTTATGAAAGCACTTGATGGAAACTCAGCATGGAGAAATCCAAATGCAGCATGAGATTAAAATAAAGCAAGGGGGAGCAATCCCCTTTGAAAAATTAAAAAAGGAGAAGTTGAGAATGAAAAGAAAAATATATGGTGCTTATGGTTCTAATATGAATCTAGAGCAAATGGCACATAGATGTCCCAAAGCTAAGGTTATAGGAAGTGGAATACTTCAAGATTATAAATTAACCTTTAGAGGCAGGTATAAAGGTGTTGCTAATATTGAACCTTGCAAAGATAAAGAGGTGCCAATAGTACTATGGGAAATAACTGATGACTGTGAAAGCGCACTTGATGTATATGAAGGTTTTCCAAGTCTATATGTAAAAAAAGAAGTTAAGGTAATAGTAGATGATAAGCCAGTAAAAACTATGGTTTATATAATGGCTAAAGAATATACAGATATGGTTGCAGCACCTACTGAATATTATTTCAATGTGATAGTGACAGGGTATTCAGATAATGCTTTAGATTTAAAGCCATTGCAAATTGCATATGAGGAATGTTTAGAGGAACTTAAAAAGTAAGAAAGTTTAGATTAGGGTCTATAGAAATATAGGCTCTTTTATTATATAAAATTTTAAAAGATTGGGGGTGAAACCTATGGCACAAAGAGGAAGAAAACCAAAGCCAACAGCAGTTAAAGTACTGGAGGGTAATCCAGGTAAAAGACAGCTAAATGAATTAGAACCTAAACCTGAAAAGAAAGCACCTAAATGTCCAGCATGGCTAGATAAAGAAGCTAAAAAAGAATGGAGAAGAATATCTAAGCAATTAGAGGACCTTGGGATATTAACAGAAGTTGATATGGCTGCTTTTGCTGGATATTGTGAAGCTTATTCTAGATGGAAGGAAGCAGAAGAGTTTATTTCAAAACATGGAACTATTGTAAAAACACCTAGTGGTTATTGGCAACAGGTGCCACAGGTATCCATTGCTCAAACGTACCTTAAAATTATGATTAAATTTTGTGAACAGTTTGGTCTTACTCCATCTTCAAGGAGTAGAATTGTTGCAGATAAAGGTAATAATGATGTAGTAGATCCTATGGAATTGATGTTAAGGGGTGAGCTTAAATAATGTTTGATGAAGCAAAAGCACAAAGAGCAGTTAACTTTATTAATTGTTTAAAGCACACCAAGGGCCAATGGAGAGGTATCCCTTTTGATTTACTACCATGGCAGGATAAAATAATCAAAGATATATTTGGAACAGTTAAAGAAAATGGATATAGGCAATACAACACTGCATATGTAGAAATTCCAAAGAAAAATGGTAAGTCAGAACTTGCAGCTGCAATAGCATTACTTATGACTTGTGGTGATAGTGAATGGGGAGCAGAAGTTTATGGATGTGCATCAGATAGACAACAAGCTTCAATAGTTTTTGATGTTGCTGTAGAAATGGTGGAGCAGTGCCCAGCGTTAAAGAAAAGAATTAAACCTATAATGTCTATGAAGAGATTAGTATATAAACCTACTAATAGTTTCTATCAAGTTTTATCTGCTGAAGCTTATACAAAGCATGGCCTCAATGCTCATTCAGTAATTTTTGATGAACTTCATGCACAGCCTAATAGAGAGTTATTTGATGTTATGACAAAAGGTTCAGGGGATGCTAGACTTCAACCATTATTCTTTTTAATAACTACAGCTGGAACTGATAGAAATTCAATATGTTTTGAACAGCATCAAAAAGCTGTGGATATTATTGAAGGGAGAAAAATAGATAAAACTTTTTATCCTGTTATTTATGGTATTGAAGATAATGATGACTGGGGAGAAGAAAAGAATTGGTATAAGGCAAATCCATCACTTGGACATACAATCGATATTGAGAAAGTTAGAAATGCTTATAATAGTGCAAAGGAAAATCCAGCTGAAGAGAATATATTTAGACAGCTTAGATTAAATCAATGGGTGAAGCAATCTACACGTTGGATGCAAATGGACAGATGGGATGAATGTGATTTTAATATTGATATAGATTCTTTAAGAGGCAGAGAATGTTATGGCGGCCTTGACCTTTCAAGTACAACAGATATTACTGCTTTTGTTTTAGTTTTTCCACCAAAGAATTCAGAAGAAAGTTATATAGTATTACCTTACTTTTGGATACCAGAAGATAATTTAAAACTTAGAGTAAGAAGAGACCATGTACCTTATGATGTTTGGGAAAAGCAAGGATTTATAAAAACTACAGAAGGAAATGTTGTTCATTATGGATTCATTGAAACTTTTATTGAAGAGTTAGGAACTAAATATAATATAAAAGAAATTGCCTTTGATAGATGGGGAGCAGTACAAATGGTACAAAATCTTGACGGCATGGGCTTTACAGTAGTTGCATTTGGTCAAGGTTATAAAGATATGTCACCACCATCAAAGGAGTTAATGAAGATAACGCTTGAAAAGAAAATAGCTCATGGAGGAAATCCTGTACTAAGATGGATGATGGATAATATTTATGTTAAGACAGACCCGGCAGGAAACATTAAACCAGACAAAGAGAAAAGTACAGAAAAGATTGATGGAGCTGTTGCATTAATAATGGCTTTAGATAGAGCTATAAGGAATCAAGGAAGTTGTGGAAGTGTATATGATGATAGGGGAATATTGATTCTATAAAAATTGCATAATATATTTCAAGAGAGTAAGTTAAATGATATACTAATTTTAGGAAATATAAGAGGAGAATTTTTATGGATGATTTATTAGTGATTGATGATTACACTTCAATAGATTTAGTTAATGGTTCAGAAATTTTAAAGAGTAAGTTTAGTAATCGTTATATTAATATTAAGGAAAATTTATTAAATGAAATATCTGAGATGGTCTCTGGGGCAGGAAAAATAAAAGATATAATAAATCCAGAAAAAGCTTACATGGCTAAGTTTCCAACAGATATACTTGAAAAAATGAATAGTGGACAGTATGATATAATGAAGTGTAAAGATGGAGAGTTATTGTCCACTATTATAGATAAAACATTACCTAAAAATAAAAATATAGTTCATCAGATAAGACTTGAGGAAGTGAGTATTGGAGTAGAGGAAAAATTAAAAGATTTATCGGCTAATATATCTAATATGGTTTTACAGCAACAGTTAGCTGATTTAGCACAAATGTTAAATCAAATACAGAAAACTCTTATTGATGTAAAAAGAGGGCAAGTATTAGATAGAATAGCGTTAGTTAAATCGGGAAGAGAAAAGTTAGAGCAAGCAATGAAGTTAAGTGATAGCAATGAAGATAAAAAGCAACTAATAATTAATGCTATTAGTGGTTTAAATGATGGAAGGGCTAAACTAGAATTATATATAAGAGACGAAATGGAAAAAGATATAAAAATACCAGAGAATAAATTAATTTTAATGTTTAAATCTCTATTTAATAATAGTTATTATGATGATATTGAAAGTAATTTTGCAGAGTTAGAAGAAGGAATAAATGCATACTTTGAAGCAACTAATTTATTGGCAATCTCATATGAAGTAACTAATAATAGAGAGGCTATAGAAGAGGTTTTCAAACCAGCTAAGAGGTTAATACAGGATTCTGCTTATAAAATGAAAGCATTATCAAAAGTCGTTTTAAATGGAGAAGTAAGCAGCTTGGCTTGGTATGATAATGAAGAAAAGATATTATCAGAAATAGATAATTATAGCAACTTAAAATTACTACAAGAAAAGAAATATATTTGTATAGAGTTTAAAGGAAAAGATTTATTAAGGGGGAGAGCTAATGAGTAAATGTATTTTTTGTAAAAAAGAGAATGATGGAACTATATGCAAGCACTGTTTAACGAAAGGTGCAGCTAAAACGGGAAACGCTATGAAGACAGGCGGGGAAGTTGCAATTAAAGCTATTCCAGTTGTGGGATCAATAGTATCTTTAGTAATGGCAAAGGGAAAATTTAAAACAAAATCTTAGCTAACATACATAAAAATTAATATATAAATTTAGTTCTCTATAAAAAGAGAACTTTTTTTATGCATTTTTAGGAGGAAAGTAAAATGAAAATACCAATAATATCAAAGTTATGGGAACCTAGAGCAGGCCCAAAGAATAGTTTAATAGGAAGTAGTTATAGCTTTTTCTTTGGAGGAACTTCTAGTGGAAAGACTGTAAATGAAAGAACTGCCATGCAGACTACTGCTGTTTATTCTTGTGTTAGAATACTTGCAGAAACAGTATCTTCATTACCACTTCATACTTTTAAGCATACTGAAGGCGGTAAAGAAAAAGCTACAGAACATTCAATATATCATTTGCTTGCAGATGAGCCAAATCCAGAGATGACTTCATTTGTGTTTAGAGAAACACTTATGGGTCATCTTTTATTATGGGGAAATGCATATGCACAGATAATTAGAGATGGAAGAGGAAATATTATAGCCTTATACCCTCTTATGCCAGATAGAATGACTGTGGATAGAGCTGATAGTGGAGAGATTTATTACATTTATAACAAAGAAGGTAAGCAATATTATCTTAGAAATTATGAAGTATTGCATATACCTGGACTTGGTTTTGATGGATTAATAGGCTATTCTCCAATAGCTATGGCTAAAAATGCAATAGGCATGGCAATAGCAACAGAAGAATATGGCGCTAGTTTCTTTGCAAATGGAGCAAATCCAGGAGGAGTTCTTGAACATCCAGGTGTAGTTAAGGACCCAGCAAGAGTAAGGGAAAGCTGGAATAGTGTTTATCAAGGTACTAAAAATGCACATAGGGTTGCTGTATTAGAAGAGGGAATGAAGTTTCAAAGCATAGGTATTCCACCAGAACAAGCACAGTTCTTACAGACAAGAAAGTTTCAACTTAATGAGATAGCAAGGATATTTAGAATACCACCTCATATGATTGGAGATTTAGATAAATCAAGTTTTTCAAATATAGAGCAACAAAGTCTTGAGTTTGTAATGTACACCTTAGATCCATGGGTAGTTAGATGGGAGCAAGCTATTAAAAGAGCATTGTTTTCAGAAAGTGAAAAGAAAGAATACTTTGTTAAGTTTAATGTAGATGGATTATTAAGAGGAGATTATCAAAGTCGTATGAATGGTTATGCAGTTGGAAGACAAAATGGTTGGTTATCAGCTAATGACATAAGGGAACTAGAGAATTTGAATAGAATATCAGATGACTTAGGTGGAGATTTATATTTAGTAAATGGTAACATGACAAAGCTTTCAGAAGCGGGAGCATTTGCTAATAAAAATAATACAAAATTGGAGGGCAGTAATGAATAAAAAGTTTTGGAATTGGGTTAAAAATGAAGAAGGAAGAACTTTATATTTTGATGGATATATAGCTCAAGATAGTTGGTTTGATGATGATATTACACCAAAGCAGTTTAAATCAGAATTAACTAATTCAGGTGGAGATATTGTAGTATGGTTAAACTCACCAGGTGGAGATGTTTTTGCAGCAAGCCAAATTTATAATATGTTGAAGGAGTATGATGGAAAAGTAACTGTGAAAATTGATGGAATTGCAGCCAGTGCAGCTTCAGTTATTGCTATGGCAGGTAGTGAAATATTAATGTCACCAGTTGCAATGATGATGATTCATAATCCAGCTACAGTTATATTTGGAGAAGCTTCAGACCTACAAAGTGGAATTGATATGCTTTCAGAAGTAAAAGAAAGTATTATTAATGCTTATGAGAAAAAGACATCACTTCCAAGAAAGAAGATATCTAAAATGATGGATGCAGAAACTTGGTTCAGTGCACAAAAGGCAGTGGAGCTAGGATTTGCAGATACGGTTTTATATGAAGATAGTGAGGAAATTACCGATGGATTTATTTTTGACAAAGTAACAGTTACTAATGCTTTGATGAGAAAGATACCAAAGGTAAAAGAAACACAGCCTGTAGAAAATATAGGAACACCACATGATCAATTATTAAAAAGATTAGAGTTATTAAAATATTAAATTTGGAGGAATGTGTATGAATAAAATATTAGAATTAAGAGAAAAAAGAGCAAAGCTATGGGATAGTGCAAAATCATTTTTAGATAGTAGAAGAAATGATAAAGGTTTATTATCAGCAGAGGATACAGAAACTTATGAGAAGATGGAAGCTGATGTTGTTAACTTAGGAAAAGAAATTGATAGATTGGATAGACAAGCAGCATTAGATTTAGAGTTATCAAAGGCTACGTCAAATGCAATAAGAAATAATCCAAAAGCAAGTATTCAAGGAGAAAAGACAGGAAGAGCAACAGATGAGTATAATAATGCTTTCTGGAATACTATGAGAAATAAAAACAGTTTTGAAATTCAAAATGCACTTCAAGTTGGTACTGACAGTGAGGGAGGGTTTCTTGCACCAGATGAATTTGAAAGAACATTAATTGAAAGCTTGGAAGAGCAGAATATATTTAGACAGCTTGCTAATGTAATAAAGACTTCTTCTGGAGATAGGAAGATACCTGTAGTTTCAACTAAAGGAACTGCTTCATGGGTTGATGAAGAAGGTTTAATTACAGAGTCAGATGATGCATTCGGGCAAGTATCAATAGGAGCATATAAATTAGCCACTATCATTAAAGTTTCAGAAGAACTTCTTAATGATAGTGTTTTTAATTTAGAGCAATATATAGCAAAAGAGTTTGCTAGAAGAATTGGAGCTAAAGAAGAGGAAGCATTCTTTATCGGAGACGGGACAGGAAAGCCTACAGGAATATTTGCAAATACTGGTGGAGCAGAAGTTGGAGTTACAGCTGCAGGTGCAACAGCTATAACATTAGATGAAATAATGGATTTATTTTATTCTTTAAAATCTCCATATAGAAAAAATGCAATATTCACAATGAATGATGCTACAGTAAAAGCTATTAGAAAGCTTAAAGATGGAAATGGACAATATATCTGGCAACCATCAATTACAGCAGGAGCACCAGATACTATTTTAAATAGGCCAGTTAAAACATCAGCATATATACCAACTTTAGGAGCAGGAGCAAAATCTATTGCTTTTGGTGACTTTAAGTATTATTGGGTAGCAGATAGACAAGGTAGGTCATTCCAAAGATTGAATGAATTATATGCGGCTAATGGACAAGTTGGATTTAAAGCAACACAAAGAGTTGATGGTAAGTTGATATTACCTGAAGCTATAAAAGTAATACAAATGAAAACATCATAATAATTTAGTGGAGGTGAGTGTATGGTAGTTTCATTAGAAGAAATTAAATTATATTTAAGAGTTGATGGTGAGGAGGAAGATACACTCATCTCAACTTTTATTAACGTATCAGAAGATTTAGTAGAAGGTATTCTTAGATATTCTGTATCAGAGTTTGAAGTAGTGCCAGAGATTGTTAAACAAGCAGTAATGTATTCTGTAGCTAATATGTATGAAAAAAGAGAAGATTATGATGCTAAAGAAGTTATAGATATTATGACTAAGCTTTTATTTTCATACAGGAAGGATGAATGGTGATGATAGGAAGTTTAAAACATAGAATTACTTTTCAGATATTAGTTACAGCTATTAATGAAAATGGATTTGAAGTTAGTGAATGGAAAGATTATAAAACTGTATGGGCTAAGGTTTTAAATTTAAGTGGTAAAGAATACTTTGAAGCTGCAACTATAAATAAAGAAAAGACAGTTAAGTTTATTATAAGGTTTATAAAGGATATAGATGAAAGTATGATAATTAATTTTGAAGGTAGGAAGTACAACATAACAGATATAAATAACATAAGATATGAAAATAAATATTGTGAAATAAAAGCTATGGAGGTGGACTCTAATGGCGAAGATTCAACTTGAAGGAATGGCTGAACTTATTGATAAGGTAAATAAGTTAGGTGAGAAGTCAGAAGAAATTAAAAAGAAAGCGTTAGATAAAGCAGGTGAACTTGTAAAAGATAGTATGGAAAAGAAAGCTCCAAGATCTAGTGATATAAAAAAACATATGGCTGATAATATTAAAGTTTCAGAAATAAACAAAGATAATGGAGTAGATTTTGTAATGATAGGTCCTAATAAAGGAGATAATACAGAGTTCTTTTATAGTAAGTTTACTGAATGGGGTACAAGTAAAATACCAGCTCAACATTGGGCAGAAAAATCAGTAATTGAAAATGAAAAAGGAATAAATAATGTAATAAAAGAAGAACTTCAAAGGGGGCTTGATGAGTTTGATAAATAAATTAATTATTGATGCTTTAAAGCCTTTAAAAATGCCAGTATCCTTTCAAAAGTATAGTGGAAAAGCTAAAGTATATATAACATTTCATGAGTATTCAGTTAATGGACAAGAATATGAAGATGATATTGAAGCTATGACAGGACATTATATACAAGTGGATATATGGAGTAAAGAAGATTATACACAGTTAGTAAGTAATGTAAAAGAGTTATTAATTAGTTGTGGATTTAAGAGGCTTAATGAAGAAGATTTATATGAAAGTGATACAGCAATATATCACAAGGGAATTAGATTTTATTTTTTAGAAGAAAAGGGGGAAGGATAGAATGGCTAGACAAATGGGATTAAAAGATATTCATATAGCAATTTTAACAGAAGATACTGCAAGTGGAGCAACTTATGAAACACCAGAAAAATTAGAAAGAGCTATAAGTGCAAAGCTATCACCAAAATCAAATACTGAAAATATATATTCAGATGATTCAGTAGAAGATGTTATTGCTGCATTTGAAGGAGTAGATGTTGAGATAGAAGTTAATCAATTATCTTTAGCAAGTAGAGCAAAACTTCAAGGAGCAAAAGTTGTAAAAGGCGTACTTATAGAAAATAAAGATGATATACCACCAACAATAGCTCTTGGGTTTAAATCTAAAAAGACTAATGGAAAGTATAGATATGTGTGGTTATTAAAAGGGAAGTTTGAACTTTCAAGTGATGAATATGATACTGAAGCAGAAAAACCAAATCCTAAAAGTGCGAAACTATCAGGAAAGTTCTATGCTAGAGATTTTGATGGCAATTATAGATTTATAGTTGATGAAGATGGAACTGGGGTTGATACTTCAATAGTTAGTGGTTGGTTTACAGAAGTTCCAGATGAGCCAGCTGTGACTTTATAAGCTATTTCATTAAAGTTATTTGAATTAAATGGAAAGTTTAGTATAATAAGTGTATTATGATGTTTCTTCTAATATCTATGGGTATTGGGAAAGGTGTAAGAAAATTATGATTACTCAATGAATTGTTAGATGGAACAAGAGAAAAGAAAGGGGGATAGAAATTAATGAGTAATAGATTTAATGATATCGATTGGTATTGTGACCGTTGCAATGCATATTTAAATCAACAGCTAGGGTTTGATGATCATAGATATATTTGGAAATGTACAGAATGTGGTCATAAAAACAGTATTTCAGAATCAAATATTTATGAATCCGAAGAGGCGTTTAGAAGTGGTAATAACTAGAGGTTCATTTATATATGTAGGAGGAAAATGGTAATGAGAAGATTGTTTAGTATTTTACGTATAGCATCTTTTGTGGCATTGATAATTTTTCTAATTTGTAAATATGTATTTAGTATAGAATTATCAATAGGGTTGGCGATAAGCTATCCATCTATACTGTTTTTATCATGGCTGTATTATAAAGTGTTGCACAAAAAATATCCTAATTATAAATCTACACTTATTGAATATATTCTTATGGATGATGTTTCTATGTTTAATATGGATACAAGAAGATCAATGAGATTATGGAATATATGGCATTTTAGAAATGATAAAAGTTCAACTAGATCATTTGGAGAAAAAGTTAAAGTTTGGATATTAACAAGTGTTATATTATGTATACTGATTGGAGTAGTAATTGCTTTTATATAAGTAAAACATTAGGGAGGCGCGAAATATGTCTGAAGGCTGGAGTTATGCGAATTTATCACGTAAAGCAAAAGAAAATGGTGGTCCTGAGAAGTATATAGAGACTGTTAAGAAGCATAGCTTTCAAGAGGGGGCAAACTTAAGAAAGGATGAACAGTTTTCAATAGCCTTAGTGGGACTTGCTGGGGGAATACTGCTTTGTCAAATACCAAAAGCTATTCGATATTTCAAAAATAAATCAAAGGAAGTAACTAGTGAAGAGGCTAAAGCAGCTGAAGAAAAGTTAATTGACGAAATAAAAAATACTGAAGATGAAGAAACAGCGGGAGTGGTACCGAATAGAGATGAAGGATCATTTGAGTGAATAATGAGTAGTTCTAAATTTAAGGTAGAGTAACGTATAGTATAATTAGTCCAGATAATTTTACCATTATAGATTAACAGGGAAAAATAAGCCCTGTTTTTTTTGATTAAAAATTTAGAAAGGAGTTGATAATTTTGAAAGCAGCAGAATTAAGAAATAAAGGTATTAAATTTACCTTAGGAAATAAAGAATATGAATTAAAGTTTAATATGAATACATTTTGTGAATTAGAAGAGGTTTATGGTGATATTAATAAAGCCTTTGAAGATTTGCAGCTTATGAAAATTAAAGCTATAAGAGCTCTTTTATATGCAGCAATTAAAGTTGAAGATGATACTGTAACTTTAAAATCAGTAGGAGATCTATTACAGCTTGGTGATTTGGAAAGATTAGGAACAGTAATTAATGAGGCATTAAGTGAGTCAATGCCTGAAATAGAAGAAAATATGGGGGAATAGAAAGCCACACCGATTCGGATACATGGAATTGGGAGTGGCTTTATTATTTGGGGACAAATTTATTAGGTATGAGTGAAGAGCAGTTTTGGAGAAGTACTCCTAAGAAATTAACTGCTCTTTTTAGTGTTTATAAAAAAGTTAATGGAATAGAAGAAAAAGAAGAATTTGATTATATAGATAATGTTCTTTTCTAAGGGAGGTGAGATACAGATATGGCAAGTGGAGGTAATACAGTAGTTGCTAAAATTGGTCTTGATGATAAAGGATTTCAAGATGGTATAAGTAAAGTTCAAAGAAGTTTAAAACTTGTCCAAAGTGAGTTTGCTGCTGCAAGCACTAAGATGGGTGTCTATGGTAAAGTAACAGAAACCTTGAAACTAAAGCAAGATACATTAAACAAGCAGATGGAACTTCAAAAGCAAAAGGTAGCAGCACTATCCAAAAGTTATCAAGAAAGTGCAGAGACAAAAGGTGAAGATGCTAAAGCTACTGAAAACTTAAAGATTAAATTAGATTATGCTCAAGCAGAGCTTAATAAGATGGAAAATGAACTTAAAAGTGTTAATCAGGAGCTTAAAGTTCAAAGTAGCGGCTGGACTCAAATGGGTAAAACTTTTGAGGGGATTGGCAACAAAATGAAAACTGTAGGTGAAGGGTTTTCTAGTGTAGGTAAAACACTTTCTATGTCTGTAACTGCACCTATAGTTGCAGCTGGTACAGGTCTTTATAAATTAGCTACAGATTTTGAAAAAGCTAATAATACTATAAGAATTGGAACAGGTGCTACAGGAGAATCTCTTAAAGGATTAGAAAATGACTTCAAGGCAGTGTACACTACAGTGAATACTACAATGAGTGATGCTAGCCAAGTAATAGCAGATTTAAACACAAGAACAGGATTAAGTGGAGAATCACTACAAGAATTATCTACACAAATGTTAAGACTAGCAAAGATAACAGGTGAGGATATAAACACACTTATTCCAGCTGCTACAAGAATGTTTCAGGATGCAGGGATAAGTACAGAAGATTATGCAGAGGCATTAGACTATACCTTTAAGGTTAGCCAAAGTACAGGAATAGGAGTTTCAAGACTTCAAGAGTTAATGACTAAGTTTGGTGGGCCACTTAGACAAATGGGATTTGATTGGCAGACTTCAGCAGCTATGCTTGGTAAGTTTGAAAAGGAAGGTGTAAATACAGAACTTGTACTTGGAAGTTTAAGAATTGCACTTGGAAAGATGGCTAAGGAAGGAATAAGTGAACCTAATAAAGCACTTGCAGAAATGATAGAAAGAATTAAAGAAGCTGGTACAGCTGGTGAAGCAAATACTTTAGCTATGGAGATGTTTGGAGCAAAAGCAGGACCAGATATGGCAGCTGCTATTAGAGAAGGTAGATTAAACCTTGATGAATTAATAAGTAGTATAGAAAGTAGTCCAGAAACAATAGAAAAAGCTGCAAAGGATACGGAAACTATAAGTGATAAGTTTGTAATATTAAAAAACCAAATGGCTGTAGCTTTAGAACCTTTAGGCAAAAAGTTAATTGAAGCTGTAGAGGGAGCTATGCCATCTATAGAAAGATTAATTCAAGCAGTTACAGGTATTATTGAAAAGTTCACATCACTAAGTCCAGCACAACAAGATTTGATAATAAAGTTTGCAATGATAGCTGCAGCTATAGGTCCCGTAGTAAGTATTATTGGAAAAGTTATTAGTGTTGGGGGTTCATTATTCACAACTTTTGGATCGATATCCACAGCTATAGGAGCAGCAAGTGGAGCAACAGGGGCTTTAGGAACTGTCCTTACAGCGTTAACAGGACCAATAGGAATAGTTATTGGAGTAATAGCAGGTCTTATTGCTATATTTGTTACTTTATATAATAGCAATGAAGAGTTTAAAAATGTAGTTAACGCTACTTGGAATGAAGTCAAAAATATAATAGGTGGAATTATAGATGGACTAAAAGAATTATTTAAAGTCTTTATTGAATTTGCAAAACAAATATGGAGTCAATGCGGAGATAGTATTGTAAATGTAATAACCAGTGCTTTTACATTAATATCTACTGTTATAAAAAACACACTTGAAGTTATAAAAGGTGTTATTAACATAGCAGTGAATATTTTTAAAGGTGATTCGCAAGGTGCATGGGAAGCTATTAAAAATCTAACATCAACTGTATGGGAAAATATGAAGACCATAATATCTACTACACTAGATTTGATAAAGGGAATAATTAACACTACATTAGAACTAATAAAAGCAATAATATCAACAGTGTGGGAAGCTATTAAAGGGATAACCACAGCTGTGTGGAATAGCATAAAAGCTACAACATCAAGTGTTTGGGAATCTATAAAAAATAGTATTTCTACAATAATAGATTCAATGAAAAATACAATAACAACTGTATTTAATGCTATTAATTCAGTGGTAACTAGTATATGGAATGGAATTAAAACTATAACGACAAATACTTGGAATAGTATAAAGAGTACGACATCAACTATATGGGAAGGAATTAAAAGTGTAATTTCTAATGTTGTAAATGGGGTTAAAAATGTAATATCAACGGTGTTTAATTCTATTAGCTCAACGATATCAGGAATTTGGAACGGCATTAAAAATACTACCACAAGTGTTTGGAATGGAATTAAAACTGCAATTACTACACCAATAGATGCAGCAAAGAATACGGTTAAAGGAGCGTTAGATTCAATAGCTAGTTTCTTTAGAAATTTAAGATTGCCAGAAATAAAAATACCTAAAATTAAATTACCTCACTTTAGTTTAAGTGGAGAGTTTAGCTTAGTACCACCAAGTGTACCAAAACTATCAGTTAGTTGGTATGCCAAAGGTGGTATTTTTAATTCTCCAAGTGTTATAGGTGTTGGTGAAGCTGGTACAGAAGCAGTATTGCCTATAGATAGATTAGATGATTTATTAGCTAAGGCATTGCAAAAAGTAAATGGAACATCAAATGAAAATAGTAATAGTACATTTACGCTGTATATTGAAAACTTCATAAATAATACTGAAAAAGATATAGAACAATTAGCTTATGAGTTAGAGTTCTATAGACAAAGAATAACTATGGGAAGAGGTGGTAAATAGATGTTTAGTTTTAATTTTAGAGGTAAAAACAGCTTTTCAGATTATGGAGTATATATTTCTAAAAGACCAGCTATACCATCTCCTAAAAGAAGAATTACTAACGTAGTTATTCCAGGAAAAAGTTCAAGCTTGAGGTTTGATGAGAATACTTATGAAGATATTACTATTGCTGTGGAATCTTCAATTAAAGATAAAGTATTACCAAATAAAATAGATGAAATAAAAGAATGGCTATTGTCATATGGAGAAAGTAATTTAATTTTTAGCAATCAAGATAATAAAAAGTATATAGCTCAAGTAGTTAATGTAATAGATTTTACACAGGTACTAAAGTATATTTCAAAGTTTGTTATAGTTTTTAATTGCAGACCTTTTAAGTATGAAGTAGAAAGTGATGTTATTGAAATGACAGCAGAAGGAAGTGTAACAAATCCAGGAAGTATATATTCAGAGCCAATAATTAAGATATTTGGTAGTGGAGATATTAATTTAACTATTAATTCAGAAGTTATAAAGTTAAAAGAAGTTACAAATCATATTATTTTAGATAGTGTTCAGCAAAATTGCTATAACGAAGCTACAGATAATTTGAATAATAAAATGACTGGTGAATTTCCTAAGTTTGAAATAGGAGAAAACAATATATCATGGACAGGTAGTGTTTCCAAAGTGGAGGTTATTCCAAATTGGAGGTGGCTATAAGTGTTATGCATATATGATAAAAAAACTATTAAAGGTAATTTTGATAATAATGGACTTGGAGTTTTAAATGAACCAATATTAGCAGAAGTAACAGAAGAGTTAAATGGACAATATTATTTAGAAATAGAATATCCAGCCAATTCAAAGAAGGCAATATATCTTAAAGAATTTAATATAATAAAAGCTGATAATCAGTTATTTAGAATTTATAAAGTTGAAAAAGTCCAATCTGCTGATAAAAGAGTAAAAGCATATGCTAATCATATATATTATGATCTAGCTAATTATTTTATTGAAGATGAAAGACCAACTAATGCTTCAGTAAAAACAGCAATGCAAAAAGCTATGATAAGTGATTTATCTACAATATATAGTGTAGATAGTGATATTATTATTCCTAATACTTTATATATGGTAGAACTTAGTCCAGCTGAAGCTATGTTTAAGATAATTGATAGATGGGGTCAAGGAGAATTAGTTAGAGATAATTATGATATAAAAATACTAAAGCAAAGAGGGGAAGATAATGGTGTACTTATAAAGTATGGGAAAAATATTAGTGGGTTAAAAATAACAATAGACACTACTGATGTTGTCACAAAAATATATCCCAAAGGAGCTAATGGAATAAGACTTTATGAGAAATACATTAATGTTCCAAATTGGGATAGTGATTTATATCCACCATTTCCTATTATAAAGAAAGTTGAAATTAAGGAAGCAGAAGATGAAGTTACTCTAAGAAAGGTAGCAACTGAATTAGCAAAAACCATAGGGTTAAGCTCAATTAATATACAAGTTGATTTTATAGAGTTAAGTAAGAGTAGAGAATATTTAAGATTTAAGGATTTAGAAAAAGTTAATGTTGGAGATATTGTAACTGTTAGACACAGTGAATTTGATATTGACGTTAAGGTTAAAGTTATTAAGATAAAAAAGGATTTACTTACAGGTATAAACACAAAAGTTGAATTAGGACAACCATTAGGAGATTTTCTTAAATCAATGGACCCAGCAGCATTGATAAAAAGTGCTACAGATGAATTAGGCAATCAAGTTGCTCAGGCATTAACCTCAATGCTTTACTATGGAAATCCATTAGAGTTAACAGTAAGTACTACTGAAATTCAGCCAATGTATTTAGGAGTAAGTGCTGTTTCAAATACTAATTTAGCTTTAAATGTAGCAATAAGCTGCATAGCAAGTTCAGAGTGTACATTAACAATTAAAATAGAACTAGATAATGTTGAAATACCATTTAAGCCAAAGCAAAAACTTCATCAAGGAGATAATGTTATAGGTATACCTTTAGGAATACCACAGGTTAGTTCAGGTGCACATTATGTAGGAATATATTTAAAAACGGACACAGGTACAGTAAAAATACCTATATATAATATGCAATGTATGATAGATGGTAGGAATCTTCAAGGAGGATTAAGTTCAGAGCTTCCACATGCAGAAGTGAAACAAGAAATTCAATTTGTAAGAGTAGACACGAATTTAAATATAGGAAGTGCCGTAGATATTTTATTTAATGATTTAGTAAATAAAATAATCACTGAGGAAATAAATTATTTCAGTATTAATGGAGAGAAGGCAAGTGATAGTTGTATTGTAGAGTTAAATTAAAAGGGGGTAAGGGTTTTGGAATTTAGAGAAAGTATTGCTTACAATATAGACTTAATAAATGAAGATAGAAAAGAGTTGTTAAAACAAAAACCAAAAGTTCCAACTAGGGGAATTGCAACAGTTGAGTTATTTGATAGTGAAAATGGAGAAAAAATATATGAAGCTAAAACTGAAAATATTATTAATAATTATGTTAGCAAAATAGCATATATGGATTATTTTTATTCAAAGATAAAGGGAAATAGAAATAGTAATTATTATTCGGCTCCATTTCAAAACATAGTTTTAACTAGTTATAGTGGAGAGGAAAGTGCTGATACTCCTTATTATAAAGGTGAGTTAGTTGCTTATGCTGATAAAGCAACTTCATATTCTGGAAGTGATATTTTAAAGGGAACAATAAATACGGCTGAAACCAAATTAGACACAGAGGGAAATGGATTATTACATTTTGTTTTTGATTTTCCTACACATGCTGCTAATGGAACTTTCCAAAGTATATGGTGGATTGGAGATATGACTACTTTACCAACTAAAAAAGAAGAAATCACAGTAGTATGTCCATGTACTAGAACAGATGCTATAGCAGGTGGAAGTAATTATTATGTTGGAAAAGCCATGACTAGATCATCAGATAAATGGGTTTGTATATTAGGAGAGAAAAGTACAAGTAGTTATACATCAATATTTTATCCTAAATATGCATTAATTTTAAATGATGATTTTACCTTTTATAAATATATAGATATTTCAGGAAAATTAAGCAGCAGTATAACTAATACTTTTTGTGGATGGGGAGCTAGTGATAATGGAGTAATTATTATAAATGCCTACAGTAAAACTAATAACTTAGCAATTATAGATATAGATACAGGGCAAGTACAAACATTAAGCCTTGATACAAGTAATATAGGTAGCCAATATGTAAATGTGAATATTAGAGCAAATAAGGTTTATGTAAGTGGAAGTAAATTCAGTGAGTACGTTATAAATGGAGGGACATTAACATTAGTAAGAGACTATGGTAAAGCAACATCATATTTTTTTAGTGATTTTAATGATAGTGTAGCTTTTTTAAGTGAGGATAAAAAGATATGCTATTTAAATAATAATGCAGTGAAAGCAACTCCTATAATAATAGATACATCATCAACTCAAAGGCATTTAAAGTATAGAGTAGATGATAACGAAATAGGATATACCTTAGAACAAATTAAACAAGATGGAGCAAATGTAACTTTGACAATAGGAAAATATTCTATTGGAACACATGTAGGAGCACAAACTTTATTAGCAGCACCGGTAACAAAAACTCCTACTAATACAATGAAAATACAATATGATTTTCAGATACAAAAAATATTGTAATTAAAAGAGAGGTGTATAAAAGGATGAAAGAATTTATTAATGTAGGACAATTTTTCATTACAGTTTTAGGTGGGTTCTTTGGGTGGTTGTTAGGAGGTTTAGACGGTTTAGCGTATGCGTTAGTATTATTTGTGGCAGTAGATTATATTACTGGAATTATGGCTGGAATAGTTGAAAAGAGAATTTCAAGTGAAGTTGGGTTTAAAGGTATATTTAGAAAAGTAGTAATTTTTATATTAGTATCAATAGCTCATATAATTGATTCAAAAATATTAGGGAACGGTAGTGCAATTCGTACAGCCGTTATTTTTTTCTACATTTCTAATGAAGGTATTAGTATTTTAGAAAATGCAGGTAGGGTAGGGTTACCTATCCCAAAGAAACTTATAGATATATTACATCAATTAAATAAGGAGGATGATATTAATGAGTAGATTATGTTTTGATTATGGACATGGAGGAAATGATCCAGGAGCTTGTTATAATGGAAGAAAAGAAAGTAATGATGTTTTAGCAATAGGAAAAGAGGTATCTAAGGAAGTAAGAAGACATGGAGTAATTGTTGATGAGATAAGAACTACTGATACTACTTTAACATTGCAACAAAGAAGTAATTATGAGAATAAAAGTAATTATGATTACTTTATATCATTTCATAGAAATGCATTTAAGCCTGAAGCTGCAACTGGTGTAGAAACTTATACCTATTTAAATCAAGATGCTAGATCTAAGGCTATGGCTGATAAAATACAAGCAGCTATTGTTAATATTGGATTTGTAAATAGAGGTGTTAAGAAAGAAAATTTTCATGTTTTAAGAGAAACAAAAGCCCCAGCGGTATTAATTGAATTAGGATTTTTAGATAATTCAAGGGATAATAGTTTATTTGATAGTAAGCAAAAAGAAATAATTAAAGCTGTTTCAAAAGCTATATTATCTCAATTAGGAATAACTTATAAAGAAGAATCTGTTAGCAATTCTAGTAATGGTAAAACATTATATAGAGTTATGGCAGGTTCTTTTTCTATTAGAGAAAATGCAGATAAGCAGGTTCAAAAGCTTAAAGCCGGTGGATTTGATGCAACTGTTATGATTTTTAATAAATAGAATTAATATGGATAATGTTGACTTATATAAATTTCAGAGTGATATGTAGTAATAAATTTATATAAGTCGATTTAGGAGGATTCATATGACTAATAATGAAAAAGAAAAAATAAAGGTTTTCAGGGAAAAAGGATATAGTTATTCTAAAATAGCAGTAGCTTTAGAGATATCAGAGAATACGGTAAAGGCTTTTTGTAGACGAAATAATTTAGGTGGAGTAAGAGCAAGTAGAGTTAATACTAAGATAGAGGAACATATTAAATGTAAGCAGTGTGAAAAGGAATTAGAGCAAAGTGAGAAAGGTAAAAGAAAAAAGTTCTGTTCTGATAAATGTAGGAGACAATGGTGGAAAGAACATGATTATTGTATTGATAGAAAAGCATATTATACATTAACTTGTTCTGAGTGTGGTAATAAGTTTAAAAGCTATGGAAATAAGAATAGGAAGTATTGTAGTCATAATTGTTATATTAAGAAACGTTTTGGTAAAGGGGATAGGGAAAATGAATGAAGAACAATTTAATCGTGAAAAGAATTATAGAGTAGCAATAGCTATAGCAAAATCAATGCTAGTAAAAGAAATAATAGATAAAAAGGATTATAAGAAAATAAATAAGTTATTAGTTAAAAAATATAATCCTGTAGTTGGGGCTTTATAACTTGATTTATATATTTAGTAGAGCTAACATTGATACCTGGAAGGAAGTGATTTAATGGAAAGAACTATTAAAGTGATACAAAAAGGAATTTCAAAAATTCCAAGTAAAAAACGTGTAGTTGCTTATGCAAGAGTATCAAATGGTAAGGATGCAATGCTTCATTCACTTTCAGCACAGGTAAGTTATTATAGTAATCTTATTCAAAATAATAATGAATGGAGCTATGTGGGTGTTTATGCAGATGAAGCTGTAACTGGAACTAAGGACAATAGAGAAGAATTTAATAAGTTATTGGATGAATGCAGAAATAGAAAGGTAGATATGATTATAACAAAATCAATTTCTAGATTTGCAAGAAATACAGTAAAGATGTTGGAAACTGTAAGAGAATTAAAAGAGTTAAATGTAGATGTATTTTTTGAAAAAGAGAATATTCATAGTATGAGCGGGGATGGTGAGTTAATGCTTACTATCCTCGCTTCTTTTTCGCAAGAGGAAAGTAGATCAGTAAGTGAAAATTGTAAATGGAGAATAAGAAAAGGATTTGAGCAGGGAGAGCTTATAAACTTAAGATTTATTTATGGTTATAGGATAGACAAAGGGAAAATTGAGATTTATGAGGAAGAGGCTCAAATAGTTAGAATGATTTTTCAGGATTATTTAGATGGATATGGGTGTACAGTAATAGCTAAAAAGTTAAGAGAAATGAAGGTGAAAAAATTAAGGGGTGGAAAATGGAATTCTGAAAGGGTAGCAGACATTATTAAAAATGAAAAATATATAGGTAATGCGTTACTGCAAAAGAAATACGTTAAGGACCACTTGACTAAGAAGCTAATTAAAAATAAAGGAACAATACCACAGTATTATGCAGAAGAAACACATCCTGCAATTATAGATATTGAAACATTTAAAAGAGCTCAAGAAATAATGAAAGTTAATAGGATTAAATATAAATGTGAGCCAGGAAAGAAAAATTATATATTTACTTCTAAAATACAATGTGGAATTTGTGGTAAAAACTATAAGCATAAAGATAGAAATGGAAGAAGCACTTGGGTTTGTTCAAATCATCATAAGTATGGAGATGAAGGGTGTATAGCAAAGCCAATATGTGAAGAACAATTAATAAAGATACTTAGTGTAGTATTACAGATAAAAGAGTTTGATGAAGATATATTTAATGAGACTATAGAGAAAATAAAGATTGAAGAAAGCAGAACAGTAATTGTGATTTTAAAAAATGGAAAGGTAATAAAGAAAGGAATGGTTTAAATGACAACGGCAAGAAGGGTAACAATGATACCAGCAGTAGAAACTTTTGCTACAGTATCTAGTGAAGGTAGTTTAAGATTAAAAAGGGTAGCAGCTTATGCAAGAGTTTCTACTGATAATGAAGAGCAGCTTTCAAGTTATGAAGCACAGGTAGATCATTACACAGGATATATTCAAAGTAATAATCAATGGAAGTTTGTAGAGGTCTATGCTGATGAAGGTATATCAGCAACAAGCACCAAAAAGCGTGATGGATTTAATAGAATGATTAAAGATGCTTTAGCAGGAAAAATAGATTTAATAATAACTAAATCAGTATCAAGGTTTGCAAGAAATACAGTAGATACATTAACTACAGTTAGAAAGCTAAAGGATAAAGGGGTAGAGGTATATTTTGAAAAGGAGAATATCTACACATTAGATAGTAAAGGAGAATTGCTGATCACGATAATGTCCAGCTTGGCTCAAGAGGAAAGTAGGTCAATTTCAGAAAATGTTACATGGGGACAAAGAAAGAGATTTGCAGATGGAAAAGTAAGCTTACCCTATAAGCAATTCCTAGGATATGAAAAAGGTGAAGATGGATTACCTAAGATAGTAGAATCAGAAGCTAAGACAGTAAGATTAATATATAAAATGTTTTTAGAGGGAACAGCAGGAACAACAATAGCTAAGTACTTAAGTGAAAATAACATTCCATCACCAGCAGGAAAAAAAGTGTGGAGTGAAAGTACTATTAGAAGTATTCTTCATAATGAAAAATATAAGGGAGATGCAATTCTTCAAAAGAGCTTTACTGTAGATTTTCTTACTAAAAAGAAGAAAGTTAATGAGGGAGAAGTTCCACAGTACTATGTTGAGAATAGTCATCCAGCAATAATAAGTGCAGAAGTATTTGATTTAGCACAAGCTGAATTTGAAAGGCGAAGAAGTGATAGAGGATTGAGAAGAAGTAATTCTTGCTTTTCTGGGAAGATAATATGTGGTGAGTGTGGTGGATTTTATGGGAGTAAGACTTGGCACTCTAATAGTAAATATAGAAAGGTTGTATGGAGATGCAACCATAAGTATGATAACAATGAAAGGTGTAAAACACCACATATATATGAAGACAAGCTTAAAGAATTATTTGTTAAAGCTTTTAATGAGATGATAGAAAATAAAGATGAGATATTGAGAGATTATAAAGAAATAATTGATAGGTTAGGTGATACTTCAAAACTAGAAAAAGAGAAGTTGCAATTAGAAAATGAAGCTGAAATTTTGATAGAGTTACTTAAAAAACAAGTAGAAAGAAATGCACATGCAGCATTAAATCAAGAAGAGTATGAAGAAAAATATAATGAATTAGTTACTAAGTATGAGGAAGTAAAGAATAGAGTAGAAGAGGCAGAGAAAAATGTATTTAAGCAAAAGATTAAGTTTGAAAATATAAAAGAGTTTATAGGAAGATTAGAAAAGTGTAATGAGTTAATTACAGGGTTTGATGAAGGAATATGGAATAGTGTTATTAATAAAATTGAAGTAAATTCCAAAGATGAAATAGTATTTGAATTTAAGAATGGTAATGTATATTCTACAGGGGATGGCTTTATTTGAATATCTATAAAGGAATAAAAGCAATAGAATTGGGAACAATAAAGAAATGATAATAGGTTAATATTGTAATTTGTGATATAATTTACTTAAAATTTTAAATTAATAGAAAATTTTCAAGTAACTAGCTAGGAGGCACAGAGGATGATAGATATTACTATTAATATTACAGATTACATAACAATCGAACAAATTACGAATGAATTTAACAAAATTAATAATAAAAGAGAAGAATACACGCTTAATTTAGTATTATATAAATTTGTACAACCCGAGACTTTAGCTGTTATAGTATCACTATACAAATATAAAATATCAGAAGAATACACAATTTCTATAATTATAAAAAATTCTAATAGTTATGCAGAAAGGCTAGATTTTTATAAGCATTTAAATAAAGAAACGGTAGTTAATAACTATAGATATAGTAGTGAGGGAAGATTTGTTGAGATTACAAACTTTGATAATACTAATAGTATAGAATTAGTTAATGAGGTAATGAAAATTTTTAGAAATAATCTTGAGTTAGAAGAATCAGTTTTTAAGATGTTAAATTATTGTTTTTTTGAAGTTGTAGATAATGTTCAAAATCATGCTGATTCTAATATTGGTGGATTTTTAGTTGCACAACGATATCCGACAGGACGTAAATTATGTATCTCAATAATTGATTGTGGTAAGGGAATATATAGAAGTTTAACAGAAAATGATAAAAGCGAGTATAGCAATCTAACAGAAGAAGAGGCTATTTCTTATTGTATAAGAGAATCGGTTACTAATGGAAAAGGTATGGGGAATGGGCTTTATCATACTACTAGGTTTATTGAGTTAAATGATGGGAAATTAATGATATACTCAGGAAATAAAAAGCTGATAATAGAAAATAATGAAAAGGAAATAAGGGATATACCATATTTTAATGGTACGATAGTATCACTTCAAATAGAGATGGATAATGAGGTTAGGCTAGAAGATATATTTGGAGAAAATATTCCAGTAAGTGTTGATGAAGCAGAAGACATGGTTTTTGATTTGTGGTAA